GTCTTTTTCTCACATCCGCAGAATTACACTAGGTAGTTTACTTTCAATGACTTCCGTATTTGCCAATCGTCAGGTCTATTCGTGGTGGTCTTGCCGACAAGTTGTTAAGTGGCGCGGGCGAAAGTTCTGCCTAGCGTTTCCTCTTAGCAAGCGGATGAAAGTCTAATGGCCCGACACGCCCAGCCCCGAGAGGTTGCCGAACTGAAGGGGGCGACCCGTCATGACCCGCAGCGGTACACAGCGAAGGTTCCCAAGTCCGACCTGATCGTAGGCGAGCCGCCCGTCGATATGCTCGAAGCCGAGCAAGTCGCATGGGCCGAGCTTCAGAAGTACGCGGTCCCTGGCGTGTTGACCGGCAGTGAGCGGGTGGTGATGGAGCTTACGGCCAGCTTGATTGCCGAGTTCCGGGCGGATCGGCGTGGGTTCCCGGCAACGAAGATCGTTCAGCTGCGTGGGTTGCTGGCGTCTCTTGGCATGACCCCGGCCGATCGGCAGAAGTTCGGTTTCGACAAGCCGAAGGAAAACGAGTTTCAAGAGTTCTAAAGGTTGTTTCTTCTCTCGGCCCATTCGCGTTGGGACGCAAAGTCCGTAGGCAATCAGACCGCTAGATTCACTGAGCCGGTAAAGCACGACGGCCAATGACCCAAAGGAACTCAGCGGCCCCGTCCGGACAATCCGGAAGAGAAGAGATGACCCCGACCGAATCCGCCATCCGCTATGCCGAACAGGTAGTGGCGGGGGAGGTTCCGGCCGGGAAGTACGTGCGACTGCCCTGCCAGCGGTTTCTAGACGATCTGGCGAGGCAGGAAGACCCGGACTGGGCGTATCGGTTTGATGCCGAGAAGGCCGATCGCGCCTGCCGCTTCATGCAGTTGATGCCCCACACGAAGGGCAAATGGGCGGCGAAGAAAGAGCGGCTGGTTCTTCAGCCGTGGCAATGCTTCATTGAGTGCAACCTGTTCGGCTGGGTGTCGAAAGAAACTGGCCTGCGCCGGTTCCGCGAGTCCTACGAAGAGGTTCCGCGAAAGAACGGGAAGAGCCTCCGCCTTGCGGCACGCGGCATCTACCTGTTTGCGGCTGATGGTGAGGCCGGAGCCGAAGTCTATTCCGGCGCGACCACGGAAAAGCAGGCCTACGAGGTCTATCGCCCCGCTTGGCAGATGGTCCAGAAGTTGTCCGGCCTTCGCGAGCGGTACGGAATCGAGCAGTCAGGGAACCCCAAGAACCCTGGTCCCATGTACGTCATGGAGGACATGAGCAAGTTCGAGACCCTGATCGGCAAGCCCGGTGATGGTTCCAGCCCGCACGCTGCGCTCGTGGACGAGTACCACGAGCACGACACGGACCACATGGTTGACGCGATGCAGACCGGTATGGGCGCGCGCGAACAGCCGCTGTTGTCGATCATCACAACTGCGGGTAGCAATCTCGGCGGACCGTGCTACGAGAAGCGCCGGGACGTGATCCGGATTCTTGAGGGTCAGACGCAAGACGAAACCATCTTCGGCTGCATCTACGGGTGCGACGAGGGCGACGACTGGTCCGATCCGGAGACGCTGAAGAAAGCGAACCCGAATTACGGCGTGTCGGTGTTCGAGGCGTTTCTTCTGGCGCAGTTAGCGCAGGCCAAGCGCAGCGCTAGCAAGCAGAACGCCTTCCGCACGAAGCACCTGAACGACTGGGTTGGCGCCAAGACAGCATGGATGAACATGCTGGCTTGGCAGCGGCAGAAACGATCGTTCGAGTTGGATGACTTCGCCGGTTGCAAAGCATGGGTGGGCGTCGATCTGGCCTCTAAGCTGGACGTGGCCGCGGCGGTCTGCCTGATCGAGAAGGAGGGTTCCTACTACTGCATCCCCCGGTTCTACGTGCCGGAAAAGGCCGTAGAGGAAAACGAGAAGTACCAGATATTCAAGACGGCCGGGGACTTGATCGAAACCCCTGGCGAGATGACGGATTACGCCTTCATTGAAGAGGATTTGAAAGAGTTGGTCGCAAAGGGCATCGAAGTGCAGGACATCGCCTTTGACCCGGCGCAGGCAGCGTACCTGATGACCCGTCTTTCTCAGGCTGGCTTGCCCGTGATCGAAGTGCCGCAGAACGTTCGGAACCTGTCGGAGCCCATGAAGGAAGTCGAGGCCATGATCATGAGCCGCAAGCTATGGCACGACGGAAACACGGCGATGACTTGGATGATGGGTAACGTGGTCGCAAAGCTCGATGCGAAAGACCATATCTACCCGCGCAAGGAGCGGCCGGAAGACAAGATCGATGGCGTTCTCGGGCTAATCCTCGGGATGGCCCGAGCCATGGCAGGCCGCGAGGCCGAGCCGGAATACAACATCGCTTTCATGTGATATGTTTGTCCTGCGGGCGAGCGCGAAAGCGCCGCGAGTGGCAGCGGTGGTCTAGGCCAAATATCGTCACTTTAGAGGCACCACAAACCCGCCGAGCAGCAATCGTCAACTGTTGTGACAGGTCGGAAAATTAGATAAGGCCACGGCCACAGAGAGCCCCAAGTGAAAGCTTGGGGTTTCTTTTTTAGATTCGTATAGACCCCGCTCCGGCGGGGTTTCTTTTTGGAGGTTCCGAATGGACCGCGCGTATTCCCTGCTTGAAACCAAGTCTATAGACGAAGACAAGCGCACCATCACTGGCATCGCCACGACACCAACACCAGACCGCGCGGGCGACATTGTCGAGCCGAAAGGGGCGACCTTTAAGCTTCCGGTCCCGTTGCTATGGCAGCACGACCATAGCCAGCCGATCGGCCATGTGATCTCGGCCAAGGTCACTGCGAAGGGCATTGAGATCACGGCACAGTTCACCAAGATCGATGAGCCCGGCGCACTGAAAGACCGCTTGGATGAAGCATGGCAAGCGGTTAAGTCCGGCCTTGTTCGGGGTCTGTCCATCGGTTTCAAGTCGCTTGAACATTCGAGAATCGACGAGGGCTTTGGCCTTCGCTTTCTGAAGTGGCTTTGGCTGGAACTCAGTGCGGTCACGATTCCAGCGAATGGCGACGCCACCATCCAGACCATCAAAAGCATCGACTGCGAGCAGCGGGGCGTTTCCCGTGAACTGCCTGCGGTCATTCCACCGCCCGGCGCTTCGGGCAAAGCAGTAACTCTCATCAAACCGAAGCCCCAGGAGGGCAGCATGAACATTGCAGAACAAATCAAGGCGCTCAAGGCTACGCGTGCCGACAAGCTGGAGAAGCTGAACGCCATCCAGACCAAGGCAGTCGAAGGCGGTCGCACCAAGGACGCGAGCGAGCGCGAAGAGTTCGACGCGATCAATGAAGAGATCAAGTCGATCGATGCCGAGATCCGCGATCTCGAATCCCTGGAAGAAGTCAACAAGGTCAAGGCCGTCGCGGCCCCGACCGTTCCCGGCACGCCTGCCGCTTCGGCAGCCCGCGGCGGCAGCGATGTCACCGTGAAGACCGTCGAGAAGCTGGAGCCGGGCATTGCCTTCGCCCGCTACGCCATGTGCTTGACCAAGGCGAAGGGCAATCACTCGATGGCCTTCCAGCTGGCCGAGCGTCACTTCCCGCAGACCGAAACCATCGTCCGCACGCTGAAGGCACAGGCCGAGGGCGCCGATCTGGCGTCGATGTTCCAGCAGCGCGCCATGAACCCGGAAATGATGAAAGCGGCCGTCGCCGCTGGCACCACGACCGATAGCACGTGGGCCGGTCCTTTGGTCTACGCGCAGACGTTCATGGGCGACTTTCTCGACTACCTGCGTCCGCGCACGCTGATCGGTCAGGCACAGTTCCGTCCGGTTCCGTTCAATGTCCGCATCGTCGGCCAGACCAGCGGCGGTTCGGCGAACTGGGTGGGGCAGGGCAACGCCAAGCCGGTGACGAAGTTCGACTACAACGCCACCACCGTCCCGTTCACCAAGATTGCGGCCATTGCCGTAATCACGCAGGAACTGGCCCGCTTCTCCGATCCGTCGGCCGAGCGTCTGGTCCGTGACTCGCTGGGTGACACGGTGATCGCGAAGCTCGATACCGACCTGTTCGATCCGGATGTGGCTGCTGTTGCTGCCGTCAACCCGGCCGGCCTGCTCAATGGCGTCTCGCCCACCGTCCCGGCTTCGCCGATCGACTACAGCGACCCGGATTCGATCCGCTGCGCGATTGCCCAGCTGTGGGCGCCGTGGGATAGCACCTTCATTGGTGCGCGCCCGGCCTACTACACGACCCCAGCCGTGGCCCGTCATCTCGCGATGTCGCGCGATGCACTGGGCAACGTAGCTTTCCCGGGCGTCACCATGACCGGTGGCACCTTGGACGGCGTGCCGCTGCGCGTGTCGCAGTACCTCGCGCAGAATGGCGGTTCGGGCGGCGCTCCGTTCATCCTCGTGGATGAGTCGGAAGTGTGGCTCGCCGACGATGGCACGGTCACGCTCGACCAGTCGGATCAGGTCTCGATCGAAATGGACAGCGCACCGTCCCACAACAGCGGCACCCCGACCGCGGCGCAGCTGGTCTCCATGTGGCAGACCAACTCGATCGCGTTCCGCGCCGAGCGGTTCGTCTGGTGGGGCCTGCGTCGTTCCGGCGCCATCCAGTGGATCGACGGGTTCCCGACGACCTGCTAAGGCTTTCTCCGTCAGTGGTGAAATTAGGCGGGGCTCCGGCCCCGCCTCTCTTTGGAGGTAACGGATGAAAGTTAAGTACGTAAAGACGGGCCGAACGAAGAACATGAACCCGAAGCTTGCGCTTGTGCTGGCTAGCCGTGGTCTGGTGAGTTTTCCGGATGACGAGCAGGCCGCTGTTGTGGCCGAGCCGGAACCAGTTGTTCCTGAACCTGCCGTGGAAGTATCCCCGCGTACCGGTTTGCCGAAGCGGACCTACATCCGCCGTGACATGAAGGCCGAAAGCTAATGAAGCTAGGTGAGCTGGTCCGCAAATGGTGGGGGGCTGCTACCCCTACGTTTCCGTCCGGCTCTCAGAGCTGGTGGCCGTGGATTCGTGAATCGTCGGCTGGCGCGTGGCAGCGGAACGAGGAATGGGCGCTGGATACCGTTCTGGCGCATCACGCGGTCTATGCGTGCATCACGCTGATTGCGAACGACATCGGCAAGCTGCGTCAGCGGATTGTGGAGCAACAATCGGACGGAATCTGGCAGGAGGTCGAAACCCCTGCGTTCACTCCGGTTCTGCGACGCCCGAATCGCTATCAGAATCACATCCAGTTCAAGCAATGGTGGATTACCTCGAAGCTGATCCGCGGCAACGCCTACGCGCTGAAGCAGCGCGACAACCGCGGCGTGGTGACGGCCCTGTATCTGCTCGATCCATCGCGCGTCAACGTCCTGATCGCGCCGGATGGTTCCGTCTACTACCAGTTGATGCAGGACAATTTGAGCGGACTGGATGACAAGAACGTCACGGTTCCGGCATCCGAGATCATCCACGACCGGATGAATTGCCTGTTCCACCCGCTGGTTGGCATCTCGCCGATCTATGCCTCGGGCGCCGCGGCAAACATCGGGCTCAAGATTCAGAACAACAGCACCAAGTTTTTCACGAACGACAGCAATCCTGGCGGCGTCCTGATGATCCCCGGGGCGATCCCGCAGACCAAGGCCGACGAGCTAAAGACGAAGTGGGAGACCGGCTACAGCGGCGACAACGCGGGCAAGATCGCGATCCTGTCCGATGGGATGAAGTTCCAGCCACTGCGTATGTCGGCGGTGGAATCGCAGCTGATTGAAATCCTGAAGTGGACGGCCGAAGTCGTTTGTTCGACCTTCCACGTCCCGCCGTACAAGATCGGCGTGGGGCAGGCCCCTAGCTATAACAACATCGAGGCGCTGCAACAGGACTATTACAACACCTGTCTTCAGAGCCTCATTGAAGAATACGAAGCCTGCATGGATGAGGGGCTGGGCTTGGAAACGAAGACCAACGGCCGCCAGATGGGCGTCGAGCTTGACCTAGATGGCCTGCTGCGCATGGACACGGCAACTCAGGTGGAGACGCTGGCCGAAGCGGTCAAGGGCAGCATCATGACGCCGAACACCGCATTGCGCCGGCTCAACCTGAAGCCCGTCGAGGGCGGCGATACGATCTACATGCAGCAGCAGAACTATTCCCTTGCTGCGCTGAACAAGCGCGATCAGCGAGAGGATCCGTTTGCTACGGCAGGATCGGCGGCTCCGGCGCCAAGTCCTATCACTGACCCAGACGACGACGAGGAAGCGGTAACGGCCGAGCGCTTCCTCCAGGCGCTCACCAAACATTTCGAGGCCGCATGAACATTGAGCAGCTAGCCGCCGACGTGTTCGGCAAGATCGCGGGGCACGTTGCCAAGCAGCTCTCGCCTATCGTGGAGCGGCTTGAGGCCGTCGAGTCGCGCCAGCCGGAGAAAGGCGAAAAGGGCGATCCTGGCGAACGAGGAGCCGACGGCCTGAACGGAAGTGACGGTGCAGACGGACAAAGCATCAGCATCGAAGAGGTCGAGAAGTCAGTCTCCAAGTTCGTTGACTCGTGGGCGCTGGACTTCGAGCGCCGCGCGCACGGGATTTTGGAACGCGCTGTCGATCGCCTGCCCAAGCCTGCCGATGGCAAGGATGGCCGCGATGGCTTCGGCTTCGATGACATGCAAATGGAGTTCGACGGAGAACGAGGATTTTCGCTGAAGTTCATGCGCGGCGATCAGGTGCGATCGTTCGACTTCTCGCTCCCAGTGCCGGTCTATCGCGGCGTCTACAAGGAGGGTGAGAGCTATTCCAAGTGCGATACCGCGACGTGGGGCGGCTCCGTCTGGATAGCGCAGAAGGACACAAACGAGAAGCCGGGCCGTAGCGATGACTGGCAGCTGATGGTGAAGCAAGGCAACGAAGGCAAGAGCGCGTTTGCTATTGCTCAGGAACGAGGGTTTACCGGCACCAAGCAGGAATGGGTGAACAGCCTGTACCCCGTTGGCGAAACAATCGTGAAGGTGAAGCCGTGAGCGTTGCCCTCGTCAGCCTTCCACAAGCGCAGGACCATCTACGCGACTTCTACACGGAGAACGAGGGCCATATCGAGCTGCTGATCCTGGCAGCCTCACGCGCATGCATCACGTATCTGGACGGCGGCGAAGATTCGTTCGCCGATTCGGACGGGCAGATTGCGCAGGATTCCAACGGGGTTCCTCAGGACGTGCCGGAAGATATTCAGGCCGCGTGCCTGCTGCTGATCGGCGAGTTCTACCGGAACCGAGACGGGGAGCAGGCGGGCGAGATCAATGCACAGTTCGGCTATGGGTTCTTGCCGCGGCCGGTGACGGCCCTTCTGTTCCCCTATCGGTCTCCGGTGGTCGGATGACGATCGGCGCAGGCCAGCTCCGGCACTGGGTGAGCCTCCAGGCTCCCGTGCAATCACAAGACCCTGTGAGCGGTGACGTAACGGTGACGTGGGTCGAACAGGCCAAGGTTCCGGCCGCGATCGAGCCACTGTCCGCGCGCGAGTTCATCCAGTCTGCCGCTACTCAGTCCGAATTGGTCGCAAAAATCACGCTTCGCTACAACGGAAACATCCAGCCGACGTGGCGGATCGTTAATGTCCTTCGCGGCATCACCCGCATCTACAACCCGGCCGGGATCTTGCCGGACAAGGATTCTGGTCTCGAATCCATCACTATCCCCGTCACTCAGGGCGTCAACACAGGCGAATGAAGTACGTCGTGATCGCGACAGGCCAAAGCCTGACCGCGGACCAGCTGGAAAAGGTGAAGCACCTTCCCTGCATTGCGGTTTCGGACGCCTACAAGGTCGCCCCATGGGCCGTGGCGATGGTTTCCCAGGATCGGGCATGGTGGCGCGCGCATCCGGAGGCGCTGAAGTTCAAGGGCCAGAAGTTCAGCGGCAGCGAGATTGAAGGCACGGAGGCAGTGAAGCACGAAGGCTTGATTACGACTGGCACGAACAGCGGATTGCTGGCCTGCCATGTGGCGGTGACGCTGCTGGGCGCCACTTCGCTACTCCTGTTGGGCATTGATCTTCATGGAACGCATTACTTCGGCCCGCACCCGGCGCCGCTACGGAATACGCAGCCGCACCGGTTCGAGCAAATGAAAAAGCAGTTCGCGCAATGGCGCCCCAAAGTGCCGGTGGTGAATTGTTCGACTGGCTCGGCCCTGACCTGTTTCCCTCGGATGGATTTGGATGCGTGCTTGGCTGAACTTGCGGCATAACCTGCCGGAGCGCATCGAATGCTTCACTCGCGGGCTTCGGCGCTCGGGGTATTCGGTCGAAATGGGTACGACGATGAATCCCGGTCCGGCCGACGTGCTGGTTACCTGGAATCGCATCAATGTAGGCGAGGCCGCAGCGCTGGCTTTCGAGGCGCGCGGGTGCAAAGTACTGGTGGCCGAAAACGCGGCATGGGGTAACGAGTTCGCCGGGAAGCATTGGTGGTCGATTGCACGGAACCGGCATAACACGGCCGGGCGTTTCGATTACCACGGGCCGGAGCGGTGGGATTCGCTTGGCGTCGAACCGGAAGCGTGGCGCGAGTCTGGCGAGACGGTGATTTTGCCGCAACGAGGTATAGGCGCTTCTCCGACAGCGATGCCTCACGGCTGGCCGGAGAAGGCGAAAGCGAAGTACGGCGGACGGATTCGCAGGCACCCCGGCACGCGGCCTAGCCTCGCGCTGGAGTGCGATCTGGCACAGTGCGGGCATGTAGTGACGTGGGGTAGCGGAGCAGCCGTGAAGGCCATGCTGTGGGGCATTCCGGTCACGGCAGAGATGCCGGATTGGATCGGGCATTGCGACAACACGGACGCCGGACGGCTGGAAATGCTGCGCCATCTGGCGTGGGCACAGTGGCAGCCCTCGGAAATTCAATCAGGCGAAGCATTTTCGCGGCTTCTGGCCGCATAACGGCGAAGGTCATGGACAAGCAAATAGCGAGGATCGTAGTTCCTGCTGGGGATAGCGCTTCAAAGACACAGGGGACTAAGGTTTTTGTTGGAGACAAAGAACTAACCGGAATTACTAGGATAGAGCTGGTCGCAGAAGTCAATGACGTGTGGCGAGCGCGAATTGATTGCTTGGTAAAGCCGCCGGCAGACCTAAAAGCAGATTCTGTAACTCGGTACCCGACGTTGTGGCAGCGGTTTAAGAGATGGGTTAACGAGCCGTTCTGATGGGATTGCTTTTTACTGGGCGCGGAACGTCCGGCAGTTGGACCGTCCGCGGTGAGCAACTAGGCCGCGCGTGCGGGGCCGTAGTGCAGCCGCGAGCCACGGTCAAGCAGTGTGCCGCCGCGGATAAGGTCGTCGTCGTGAAGCGCGTGCCGGAGGATTTAGCGGCATTGCTTCGGGACCGCTGGTGGGCGTGGGATCTTGTCGATTTTTATCCCCAGCCGATCTGCACAGGATGGACGCGGGAAGAATCGATCGCATGGGTTCGCGGGCAGCTAAAGCGCCTGAACCCTTCGGCGGTTATCTGGCCGAATCTGAAGATGCGGGAGGACTGCGACGATGGGCGGCCTGGGCTGGTTCTGCCCCATCACTACCGGCCCGGCATTGCGCCGAACCCGATCAGGGAGACGGTCAAGGTCGTGGGATACGAAGGTGCGGCGCCGTACTTGGGCGCGTGGCGGCCGGTCCTGGAGGAAGAGTGCCGGCGCCGAGGTTGGGCGTTCCGGGTAAATCCGGAGCGGCTGGCAGACTTGGACATCGTGATCGCGGTGCGCAGTCCTGAGTTTTCCGGTTATGCGCAACGGCATTGGAAAAGCGCGGTGAAATTGTCCAACGCCCATGGATCCGGAACGCCATTCGTTGGCCAGCAGGAAAACGGCTATCTCGAAACGGCCAGCGGCGCGGAATACTGGGCCGAGAACAAGACGGAACTATCAGCAAGTTTCGATTGGCTGGAATCGCAAGGTAACCGCGAGCAGATATCCGATCGGTTTCGAGCTGCGGCGTATCCGATCGAGCAGGCGGCAAAGGATCTAATGGTTTTCTTGGAGGCGGCGTGAGAGACCATAGCCTGACGGCTCTAGACGCGCTGCTGGCGAAATGGCCTCCAGCGCCGGGACGGACGCTGGTGGTAGGCAGCCGACGTTACGACGACAAGCCAGACCGCCGCAGGCTCTACGCAAATGCCTTTGGCGTGGACCTACTGGAAGGCCCTGGCGTTGATCTGGTTCACGACTTGGAAGAACCGTTACCAGCCTCCGCAGGTAAGTTCGACCACATCGACTGTGTTTCCGTTCTGGAGCATGTGAAGCGACCATGGAAGATGGCAAAGACTCTGGAAAGCTGCCTAAACCGAGGCGGAACCATCCTGATATGCGTACCGTTCGTGTGGCGGCTTCACGCGTACCCGTCCGACTACTGGCGGATGACCGCCGAAGCGCTGCCCATCCTGTTTCCGTCAATCGGATGGCACGAACGCAAGTATCTGGTAGACGGACGGAAGCGAAAGGTAGTCCCCGGACGAGTGGACGACGGCGGCCAGTGGCTGGCCCGCGCCGAGCTGGTCGCAGCGGGGGTCAGGCGGTAGACATCCTGTGTAACGGTCACACGAACAGAAAGGCGCGGCCGCTGCTTGAAGCTTTGTTCAACTCAGCCGCGGCGCTCGGGTTCGATGTACTGATGGGCGATCATGGCGACATGCGCAAGGGCGCGTGGCGCGTGGTGTACGGGCTGGGCGGAGCGGATCGAACACAGTACGTCGGATATCCCGGACTGATTGCCTTCGACCTCGCGTACTGGGATCGAAAAGGCGATAACCGGAAGTTCCGCGTTTCGATTGGCGGCTACCACTGCCCCGATCGAATCATGACTGGCGCCGATCCTGGCCCCGCGCGTTGGCAGCAGTCAGGCCTACGCCTCCGGAACGGGGGCGATCCGAAAGGACCGGTTCTTCTGGTAGGCAACGGGCCGAAGTCCAACGCAGTCGGGGCCGATGGCTGGTCCGCGAGGAAGTCGGAAGAGTTGAAGGCGTTGGGTCGGATCGTTTGGTACCGGCCGAAGCCGGGCCGTTCGGTTGAGCCGGGCGTCAGGTTCGATGCGATCGCCGACGGCCTGATCGATGACGTTCTGGAGAAGATTTCTCTAGTGGTATGCAGGCACAGCAACGTGGCGGTAGACGCCTGTCGGCTTGGCGTCCCGGTCGTGTGCGATGACGGTGCGGCGGCGGCTATATATCCGAGCATGCTGGAAGACTGGAAGCAACAGCCGGACGAAGCGACACGCCGCGAGTTCCTTCATCGGCTGGCGTGGTGGCAGTGGGCGCCTACTGAGGCGATGCAGTTCTGGCAGTGGATCAAGGGGAAGATGTGAAGATCAATTTTGCGTGTGGCAAGCAGACGTGGGACGGGTTCTATTGCATTGATGCCGTCCGCCATTCGAAAGCCACTCGCGAACCTGACCTCCTGCATGTCCTGAAATTCGATGGCGTGGCGCTGGTGAATCCCGTTCCGCTTCCTGATCGATGCGCGGATGAGTTGCACAGCTATCACTTCCTCGAACACGTGTACGCGTGGGAGGCTCCGGCGCTGGTTGCCGAGTGGGCACGTCTTCTGAAATCTCGCGGTCGCCTGATTCTGGAATTACCCGACTTGGAAAAGGCGTGCAGGAACCTTCTGGCTGGCATGAAGGATCAGATGAGCATGTGGCCTTTGTATGGGGATCCCGGTCACCGCGATGTCTACATGACTCATCGTTGGGGATGGACGCCTGAGACCGTGAAAAAACTTCTTTCGAATCACTTCCATTCGATCAAGGTTCTACCTCCTGTTACGCATGGCGCAAAGGTAAACCGGGATATGCGCGTCGAAGCAATCAGAGACATTCGAGGTCACTCCCTGTGATCCAACTTTTCGCTGGTTACGACGAGCGCGAGTCCATTGGGTTCGCGGTCTTTTGCCATAGCGTCATTACTAGAGCATCGCGACCGGTTTCAATCACACCATTGACCGCAATGGGCCTGCCAACTGGGAGCAACGATTTCACCCTGTCCCGTTTTCTGGTTCCGTACCTGATGAACTACGAGGGCCATGCGATCTTCTGCGACGCATCGGATATGGTGATGCTGGCCGATGTGTCTGAACTGGATAACCTATTCGATGAAGGTAGCGCGGTTCAGGTGGTCAAGCATCCTGAATACCAGACGAGGCATAAAACGAAATACCGCGGAACGTCGATGGAATGCCCGAATAGCGTCTACTCCCGCAAGAACTGGGCGAGCGTGATGCTCATCAACTGCGGCCATCCGGCGTGGCGCGGCATAGGCCCGGACACGCTGCCGAAGATCGGCCATCTTCCGAGCCTCCAACTTCGGAACTGCCCTGATAACGTCATTGGGGAATTGCCTGATGCGTGGAACCGGTTGGTTGACGAGGGCCATTCGATTGATGGCGCCAAGGTCCTGCATTGGACGGCGGGCATCCCGGCTTTCGAGGCGTACACCGATGCGCCTGGAGCTGACATCTGGAACCGTGAACGTCTTCGCATGAAGAGGGTTGGATAATGGTTGACACGTTTTCACTGAAAGGCGCGGACGCGGCCATTGCCAAGCTGCGCAGCGTGTCGCAGGAGATCGCCAAGAAAGGCGCGCGGTCTGCCGCGACTCGGGCGATGCGGATTGTTCGAGATGCGGCGCGCGCTGGCGCAGCCAAGATCGATGACCCACAAACCGCCTCTGACATCGAAAAGAATATCGTGACCCGTTACGACGGTAAGGCCAGCAAGCGCGAAGGCGGCGTTGTGGTGAAGGTTGGCGTTATGGGCGGAGCACGGCTTGGAAAAGAACCGGATAACACTGGGCACTGGCGTTTGGTCGAACTAGGTACATCGCAGATGGCGGCACGTCCTTTCATGCGCCCAGCTCTGTCTGACAACGTGCAGGCCGTCGCCGACAAATTCATCTCAGAGCTAGAACCGCAGATCGACAAGGCTCTGGCAAAGGTGCGCCGCTGATGTTCCCTCCAGTGTTCGCTCTGGCTTTCGCCTCTGTTCCGGTGAAAGCGATATTTGGAACCTCGCCTGTCCGTGTGTACCCATTCGGCGAAGCGCCGCAGGCTGTGACGAAACCTTATGCCGTCTGGCAGTCCATCGGGATCAACCCCGAGAACTACATGGACAAGGTTCCGGACATCGACTTCATGCCGACGCAGATTGACGTTTACGCGGACACCGCGACGACGGCGCGCAATGGGGCGCAAGCCTTGCGCGACCTGTACCAGCAGCACGGCTATGTGACCACGATGCGCGAATGGCCGCGTGAGCCCGACACCAACCTCTACCGCTACCAGATAGACATTGACTTCTGGCAGCCACGTTAGTCCCCCGCCCGTCAGGGCAAGACTGTCCCGCCCCCTAAAGGGGGTTTTCTTTTAGGAGTTAGCCATGGCCCGTAAGACCCAGGGGACGATGCTCTACACCATCGATCCCGCCAACGATGCAATTCTCGTCGTCGGTTGCGTCATCAACATCGACGGAATCGACACCACCATCGAGCAGATCGAAACGACATGTCTGGAAAGCCCGGCACGCACGTATGAAGCGGGCCTAGCAACCCCAGGCGCTGCGACCTTCCAGATCAACTTCGACCCAGCTGACGCCTCGCACGTTCGCCTGCACCAACTGAAGGTCGCTGGCACGACCCTCGCTTGGGCAGTCGGCTTCAGCGATGGAACCGCGCCGCCGACGTTCGACACCAACGGCGAGTTCCATCTCCCGGCCACGCGTTCGTGGATCAACTTCGACGGCTTCATGAACAGCTACCCGTTTTCGTTCGCGCTGAACTCGGTGGTTACGTCGAACGTCGGCATCCAGATCAGCGGCGAACCCTCCGTCGTTCCGAAGACGGCGTAAACCTCTATGGCGCGGGTCTGCGGGCATAACTCGCCGTATGTTCCCGCCGCGCCGCCTACGGCGAGAAACCCATGAACCTGAAAGAGCTACAGGCAATGGGGGCGATTGTCCCCCGGAAGCTGATCGACAAAACAATCACCGTGAAGCACCCGAAGGTGCTGCCAAAGAAGGAGTGGGCGGACAAGGAGGTTCCGGAGTTCGGCGAAGAAATCGCAGAGGACTCCATGACGGTGAGCCTCCGCAAGATGTCGTCTGCCGACTCCATCGAAGTCCTGCGCGCAGACGAGCGCGAGCGTCCGTTTATCGCGATCTTCCGCAGCGTCTGCAACCCGGACGGCTCGCCGATGTTCGAGTCGTTGGAACAGGCGATGCAGCTGGAAACGTGGCTGGCAATACCGCTCTTTGAGGCAATCAAGGAGGTTGCCGGGCTAGGCCCAAAATCGAAGACGAGTTCTGGCACGAAATCGCCCTTGCCCTCGGCGGAAGAAGCATCGCCGAGTGGCAACAGTGCCTGACTCACGAAGAGGAATTGCAGTGGCGTCTTTACATCGCCAAGCGCGGAACCCTGAACCTTGGGATGCGCATGGAAGGATCGACCGCGCTGCTGGCTTCGATCCTGATCAATGCCAATCGTGACCCGCGAAGCGCGCCCGCAAAGATGGCCGACTTCATGCCCCACATCGACCGAGAGGACGAAATGAGCGTCGATTCCGTGTTCAAGAAACTAGGGGGCAAGGTCGATGGCTAATCGCGGATTAGGGTCATTGACGCTTGATCTGATCGCGAAGATCGGCGGATGGACCGCTCCTCTTACTCAGGCCGAGCGGAAGCTAGACGCGACCGCTCGCGCTATGGAGAAGCGCAGCCGCGAGATTGCTGCGCGTGGCGCAGCCATCGAGCAGGGATTCGCCAAGATCGGCATTGCCATCGGCACGGCCGCGGTGGGCATCACCGCGTTTCTTGCGAAAGGCACGAAGTCAGCGATTGACTTTGCGGACCAGCTAAATGACATGAATGTCCGATTGGGCATCTCAGCCGAAGCGCTGACCGGATGGGGCTATGCCGCTAGGCAAACCGGTACTGATATTGACGCACTAGGTAAGGGGTTCAAGACACTCACGAAGAACCTCACCGAAGCAAGCGTCGACGCCACGTCTGAGCAGGCCAAGCTATTCGATGCGCTGGGCGTCTCGCGCGACAGCCTGAATGACATAGAGAAGGCCCTGCCGCAGATCGCGGAAGGGTTCAAGAACCTCGACAACGAAGTTCTTGAAGCGACCCTGGCGCAAAAGCTTTTCGGAAAGTCCGGCATTGATCTTCTGGAGTTCCTGAACCAAGGCGAGGCCGGGCTGGAGGCCATGCGCCAACGCGCCAGAGAGCTTGGCATCGAGCTTGGGCAGGACACGCTTACCGCGGCCGATCAGTTCAATGACACGCTTGGAGACCTGAAGGCAGTCACGGAGGGATTCTTCCTCCAGATCGCACAGGATCTCCTGCCAAAGCTGATAGAGCTGAGCCAGTCCTTGGTCGAACTGTCAAAGGATGGCAACACCGTAAAAGAAGCGGCGCAGCAGGTAGGCAATGCCTTCGAGTTCGTGGCGGAATGGACCGGCCGTGCGTACAACCAGCTTGACGGCCTTGGAAAGATCATCGAAGGCCTCACGGAAGGCTTCGTACAGCTTTGGGCTGCGGCCAAGGCCTTCGCAACCTTGGACTTCACCGGAGCCGCTGGCGCATTCCGAAACAGCAGCGCGGGTAGCCTGATAAAGCAGGGCGGCATCCAGCTAGTTACGGGGACGCGCGCGCGCGGCGCAGCCGGGGCTTCTTCTGGTATGGATTTCTCCCTCGGCGCTCCGCTATCGCCTGAAGAGCGCGCACGAATGGAGGCGAGAGTTAACCGCGCAATAGGACCGACGAGTAAAGACAAAAAGGCCAAGACCGGAAAGTCCGACGAAGAGAAGGAAGCCGAGCGTCTGCAAAAGGCTTATGAGTCATTGAACCAAAGCCTGACGGAGCGCGTCGCGCTTTTCGGACAGGAAGGCGAGGCCGCGAAGGTCCGCTATGAAATAGAGTTCGGAGAACTTCATAAGCTAACTCAGGCGCAGAAAGACGAGCTTATCCAGCGTGCCGAAAAGCTGGACATGATGAATGCTGAGAAGGAGCTTCAGGAAAAGTTGAATGCTCTTGACGAGCGGCGCGTCGAAGCAACCAAAGACATCCTGGCGGATAACGCCTTCGAGCTTGAGATGCTGGGTAAGACCATCGAGCAGCAGGAGATTTTGAACAAGCTTCGATACGCTGGAGCTACGGCAAACGATGCCTACGGCCAGTCGATCATTGAATCAACTGAAGCCCTACAGCAACAGCGAGAGGCCACAGAGAACCAAATCGAACTGATGGACGAGTTCCGCAGTGGTGCCGTTAGTGCTCTGACTGACATCGTGACCGGCGCCAAGTCTGCGAAAGATGCATTCAAAGACTTCTTCGATGACCTAGCGAGACGCATCACTCAGATGATCGCGGAGAAGTGGATCGAGCAGGCCTTCGGGCAGATGGGCACCACCAGCACCGGAAGCGGTGGCGGATGGGTTGCGGCCATCGCCAGCCTGTTCGGCGGTGGTCGTGCCGCTGGCGGCGCCGTAAACCAAGGAATGTTCTACCGCGTCAACGAGAACCAACCCGAGCTGCTTTCGATTGGTGGTCGCGACTTTCTGATGATGGGAAATCAGTCTGGCGTTGTATCGCCGCGCGGAATTGGTGTGTCAGGCCCAAGCATTACCAACATCAACGTGCAGGGCACCGTGTCGCGAGAAACGATCAAACAAATAGACCGCGCCAACGGAAGCAGGGCCGCACGTGAAATGACTCGGACAGGACGACGCTAATGGCCTTCATCAATACACGTCTCGATCAATGCGTCGCTTATGGGTTCAGCGGCGGACCGGAGTGGAACACGCTGGTTGTCCCTATGGACAACGGAAGAGAGCAACGAAACGGGCAGTGGCTGTTCCCAAAGCACCGCTACAGTGCGCAGTACATGAACATCCGGCCACAGGACCGTAACGAAGTTCTGGCCGCATTCCATGCGTGCCGGGGGCAGCTTCACGTCTTCCGGTTCAAGGACTGGAACGACTATGAAGGTAGCGCGGAGCCCTTCGTGCAGATCAACGGGATTTGGCGAATGGCGAAGCAATACAGCTTCGGGAGCGAGACTTCCACGAGACTGATACAGGCCCCGGTAATCGGGGCCATTTCTTTATCCGGTGGCTCGTTGGCGAATCTGGACTTCTCGACGGGGATCTACAACGGGGATGCCACTGGACTTACGTGGGCCGGGGAGTTCGACGTGTGGGTTCGCTTTGCATCGGACTACAACGCCTTCACGATTGGAAACTGGCAGGCGCATACCGCGGATATATCATTGGTTGAGGTCCGCCGATGAAGTCGATTCCCATCGCGTTGCAGTCTCATCTAGATCTCGACGCAACGACCCTCTGTCATATCACGCGAGTAGAGACGAAAGACGGAACTGTTTTGGGGTTCACTGATCTTGATTTCGATATCGTCTATGACGATGGCGATGGACCTATTACTTATCGGGCAGAAAACGGGTTCACCCACTCGCGGCAGCAGGCCGCGGCCGACACGTCGGTTGATAACTCAGAGCTTGCGGGCATCGTCTCAGACACTGGGATCACTGCCCAGCAGATTCGCGCTGGCCTGTTCGATTACGCCCGAGTTCGCATCTACCGGATCAACTACGAATCCCCGTCTGACGGTCATGAAATAATCGCCGTTGGGACCGCAGGCGAAACACGGTTTAGCGAAAGCGGATTCCGTGTCGAGTTCCGCAGCCTGACCCAACAGCTAAAGCAGCCGCTGTCCCCTGCGTACTCGCTCACATGCCGTGCAAGGTTCGGATCAAAGTCGATCGGAGCCAACGACGTAGATAGCAATGGAGTTGTTTCGTATGAAGAACTCCACCCGTGCGGCATGGACTTCACTTGGATTGGCGGAACCGTCACGTCAGTGGGCGCCTCCGCACGAACCACGTTCACCGATACCGGGCTGACGCAGGTAGATGGCTTCTTTAACCCTGGCGTTGTCGAGTGGCTGACTGGCAGCAATGCCGGACTACAGATGGAAGTAGACGACTTCAACAACAACAGCAACGGCCAATCGGTTCGCTTGGCGCTGCCGATGCCTTACGCCATTGAGGTTGGCGATACGTTTCGCATCCGTCAGGACTGCTCCAAGGTTCACGACGACTCAGAACACGGCTGCCTGTACCACTGGGGCGTTGACTGGGTTTATCACTTCCAAGGCGAGCCGGATATCCCGGTCGCCGATGGCGGGGCAAACATGATCCCCGGCGCGCAGATCACACGCTCATGACCTATCGCCTTGATCTTGCCGCGCGAAAGTACTTAGGCACTGCGTTCCTGCATCAAGGACGTAACCCCGACGTTGGCGTGGACTGCGTTGGGCTGGCGAGCGTGATGTTGAAGGAATGCGGCCTGCACGAGCTGGCATCGCATGACCTGACCAACTACGCGCGCAACCCGAATGGCGGCGAGTTGGAACGCCGAATGCAGGCCGCGTTTGGCGCGCCCATAAAGGATCTGGCGCCCGGCTGCCTAGTAACCATCGACTTCTTCGGACAGACCCGACACGTCGGAATCGTCGGCGAATACAACGGGCGCTTCACCTTGATTCACGCCTACGGTCGTCCTCCGCGCGTTGTTGAGCACGGCATCGATGAAAAGTGGCGCCGCCGCATCACCGGCATCTACCGCGTGGAGGCTACCTAAATGTCCGGTAGCACTATAGGCGGTGCAATTGGTGCAGTCATTGGCTTCTACTTTGGCGGGCCACAAGGCGCTCAAATAGGCTGGATGGTTGGTTCCGCAGTTGGCGGATATGTAGACCCAACCCAAGTGTTCGGGCCTCGCCTTTCTGACACACGTGGACAGACTTCGCAGGTAGGCGGCGCAATCCCGAGAGCGTGGGGCACTGCGCCAGTTCCAGGAAACATCCTCTGGCAACAGCCTGGAGTGACAGAGCACAAGCACACCGACGACGGTAAGGGCAGCGGCACCGAACAGGTCACCTACACCTACACGCGCAGCTACGCGATCATGTTCCATCTCGGCGAGATCGCCGGGGTATTGCAGATCAAGCGAAACGGCAAGATCGTCTACGACGTTCGTG